GTTAATGTTGAAGCGAGAACAAAAGCAGTCAAAGCCTAAGCCTTTCCCAACAAATGCCTCATCATTTTGCTCCTCACACTATAGCAAACTCCTATCCAAGGGGTTCTGACTGTGATTGGGATTTCGGTATCACTCGCCCGTCACTTTCGTGAAACCCAGCGCTCGATGGTGGCAGATGCTATCAGGTTACAAAACTGCAACAACAAAACACCAAACAGGTAAAAAAGGTACCTATCTTTTGAATGGAAACCAACCTAGACTCACGTTTTAAACTAGGCCTGTTTGGATACAACAAAAAGATCCATGACAAACACACATTTTTATTTTTAAGAATAAAGGTTCCAACTTCCCAAGAAGGTCCCAATACTGCTAGCTCACACTCTGGAGAGTCCAAAACAACCACAGCCCCAACTGTGATTGCCGATCATACCAGCACTTGCATGCAAAGTTAAACTCTAGCAATATTTCATTTTTTGATGTGTTTTCATACGATGGTACGCATCAAATGCCAACCACCGAACCTCCTACTTTTTTGTCAAAGCTGACAAAAATTTAGCGGCAAGAGACGGATCAACGTGAATTGACCGCGTCAGCGGATGTTCAACAAGCTCCGGCGATTCAGGCTCAACAACCTTACGCTCAGCAGCAACTTCATCACGAAGTTTCACGTCATCATCATCAAGCTTCCACTGCACAGCCATTGGAGCTGCACGAGCAGAAGAAATGTTCTCATGATACTTCAATGCGTCGGATTTTGGCCAACGATCTCTTGAAAGCACATTAACCTTGATGATTCTCTCCTTTGATTCAGTTTCTGACGACCAATTCAACTCAGGAAATCGCCTACTATATTTCATCTCATAATATTTGAGATCATCGTAGGTAAGACCATCAATAGTCACAATGGGGGGATTATTGATCCCATTCGTCATCATTAACTTATAACGGCTTTTCAACTTCCTGGTCAATTCTTTATTGACATCAGAATCGAGGACTTTCTTTTCCTCGTCTTCATCATCTGAATCCATTCCATCTGTCAATGCAAGATCTTGTGACACACCATTGTTGCCAACAGGAAAATACATGCAGATGGTGAAGATGCAAACTCAGGCAATCTTACAACCATATGATGAATCTGATAAACTGTAAAACTACTAGCACCAGTAAGAGAAGGCTGAATTTGAATTTTTGCCTTATTACCAGCAGTTACTTGAGTTATCCTCACTATACATATCGTAACAGCTCCAGCAGTAGCTGCACTATTTGTTGTAGAAGTGGGAGTAGTAAACTCAGGACCAAAACCAGTATTTGAACCAACATCATATAAAGTCACGTTTGTTGAAGAATAAACAGCATTTGTGACTTGAATATTTGTTGAACTAATTGTATTTGTGGTCTGGGTGCTAGTGTTCCAGTTATAATAAAAGAGATAAGTGCCAACAGGCAACAAATAATAAGATGTTGCTCCGCTGACGGGGTAGTAATAGTTAGGGTTGTATGTATACTCAACAGCAGTTGGAGTATTGGTAGTTGTTCCTTTAATCAGACTAACAACTGGATCATACGGTGTTGCACTTGCTATAGTAAGCAAGGAACCACCAGTAAGAACACCAGCTTTTGCTTGAAGGACCAAATAGCCTATATCCGAATTCTGCGGTTCAGAAAATTCAATATCAAACTCTAAGAATGCTTCTCCAACGGAAGTCTGAACTGTTGTGGATATACCATCACCATTCAGTATGGAGAATATTCCAGCAGCAAAAAATCTGGTTTCACCAGCATTTGCTGCACTATTAATGTTCCCTGAACTCTGCGCCAAACTAGAATACGATACTAACTCAGCATCAGTAAATAGTTTTGCCCGGTTAAATGCCATAGGACCCGCTGCTTGACCAGCCCACAATGTGTGTTTCATAGCATATTTATGCCCATTCAACACAGAGGGAGCAATAGTTGTACCCACAGGAAGTGAGTCTAAAGCATCAGGGTCAGGTAAAAACCAAAATGTTCCAGCAGTTGTGCTAGAAACACTAGGCAGGAAGTGATATTTTGCTGATTTGATGACAAAACGTTCATAATTCTGGAAATCTTGAAACATTAATTGCCCAGCAAACAACTCCTTCGACAAAAGCACGGAGACGAGAACACCACCATTCAAGTAATTACTACCATTTGTGGGACCAGTTCCACCAACAGTTCCAATCGAAAAAAGAGACTTAACTCTCCTAGAAAAGGCGCCTGCTGAAACCGTCTTATAATACGGTTTAATGGTATAAGTATTTTGTTGATATGTAGGTGCTACTCCAGAAGTTATTCCTTCAGAACCTTTGGCATTCATGCCTTTCTGTTTAGGAACATGCTTCTTTTCTGGTATTTTTTCACGACGACTGGCTTTATAGCCTTTCAAGTCATCAGTGTTGGTGTGGCTTCCAGCATTGCCACTCAATTTCTCATTGTGAAATTGGTCTGTCTTCCGGACAGCGCCAAGCCTCTGGGGTGGTTTCGGATACGATAACTTCTCACCATTACGGTGACCAAGTTTGGACATCGCAAACATTCCTACACCAACTCCCCAAGCTTTTAATTTGCCACCAAGTGTTTTCATCTTTGGAATAGCTTTAAAAGCACGATCACTCAAAATTGCATCTGCCTCACCCTTGTTTTTAGGGTGCTTATGGTAATGCCAATCATGATCACGTGCAGCTTCATCCAACGCATCAACTGGTTTTGCATTCCAGTTTTTGTCTCCAAGTTTAATGGCACCAGTATGACCTGGTCCAACATAATTACCGTGGAGACGAAAATGAGGCGTGAAATCACTCAAATCGGCCAAATCATCAGTATTGGTATGAGAGCCTTTAAGACCATTCAGTGTTTGACACTTCATGGCTTCAGTATCTCTCCTTTGCCAATCTTTCACAAGAGCCAGTGCGGCCCTCACAATTGAAACACACGTATCATTAGTACAAGGAGATGGTTTTTCTCGATCACCCGTGTGAATCATGCAAGAGACCCACTGCATTGTTTCAAAAACATCAGGATATTCTTCTAAGAGTTTCATGGGAAACCAACGCATTGTTGATACCATCTTCTCTCGAAGATTCTGCATGTTTAGGTCATACACATCCACAGGAAGTAAAAGTAAACCGTTGGGAACGGTCACTGTAAACAACACTTGATGGAATGTGCAAACCTTTTGCATTGAAATAAATACATCTTTTGAGATGGGGGTTTTGGGGAGCATAAAAGACGATGTAGCTGGATCATGCGCAAACAAAAAATGATGCGTAAATGATACAGTAGTCATAGCTTTTTAAATAGGCTGCGCGCATTTAAGCCTTCACCCTGCTCCTGCAGCTTCAAGACCATGATAGAGCGCAAATAATTCATCATTGCTCTTATACAGGTTAAAAATCTGCTGCATGGGAATATCATTGATAGTTCCCACCAATTCATTCGCGTGATAACGAATAAGATAGTTAAGGTAATCTTCTATGGTATTTCTCACTGGTATATTTGCCCAGGAGTCATTTCGCAGAGCACAAGCTCTTAAAAAATGCCATCGAATATCACCTTCGCCACTACCCCATTTCAAAGATGCATAAATACGATCAGAGTCCGGGGAGGGAAGCCAGTATTCACCATGTCGAACAAACGACTGAGATAAAAACTGACACTCCTCCAATTTCCGAGGTTTCCACGCGGCCTCTGACGGAACTTTTGTTTTGACACCAATACCGCCCCATATACGAGCGATCTCTACAGGATTATACCACTCTGCAGCCTCATCAGAAGCTGTAAAAGTATTATCATCCCCATTAAGAGCTCCCTCGACATTGGCCATAAAGTCGTTATACTCAGCTTGACGCCCTATTTCACGGCATCGAATGATCCATGCATAGGCGAGTAAACGAAACAATATCATAGTGTTATCAACGATGGTATTCGCACATCCACTGGGATTTCCAGTGTGTTTACGAATCAAATCACCATTTTCCAAAACAATTACACTATGTATGATGTCATCATAAAGGTTCCAAAAACGCTTTCGGTTTTCATATGTACGATATTTCCTATCAAGAAAATCCCAGCGAATGTCACGTTATCCCTCAAGGAGCATAACACCCAAACTGGCGTCGTAATCACTTTCATCACATTCAAAAGCTTTTTTGAATCGATCCAAACGACGGTACAATGTGTCCCAACCTAACAAATATTTAGACGCTCCAACAAAACTCCAGGTCTTGTTGTTTGATTCATAAAATCGATAGTTCATTTCGAAACAAAATCGATTGAGCGCTAATGAATGTTCAGTCGGAGCTGCAGTAAAGGTTCGAATCTTGCCTTGAGCAAGTTTTTCCACCTCCCGCAGTTCTCTTTTTTGAGAACACGTAAAAATTGGTCTCATCTTGCGATCATCACTCGCCAAATCATCCCAAAAACCATCCAGCATTTCTCGAATTCCAGAGTCAATGAAAGCCCCCTTATTAGGGAATATCTTAGAATGAGGAAAGCCGGGTGAGGTAGTGCGATCCGCTAAAGGTATCACATCATCCCAATCCAGCATCCACGATCCTCGCATATAGGGGCCAAAGTGCTTCTTTGTCCACTCACCACTCAAAATGAAAGCCTCCATGTCAAATTCAGGCTGTTTACGATTATATTTCGCAACAGATCTCAAACCAGTTTCACGAACTGGTCGAGTCATACGATATGCATCGCAATTCAGCCCTCTATCTGCCATAAAGGCCGCAAATGAATGGTTAAGATTTTCCTGCACTCTATAACCACTAAACTTTCTTGCTCTACCAAGATAATCAAGAGTGTCTTCTGTTTCCAGAAACATTTTGAAATCAATGGATTTGTCGACCTTCCCCGCCACAGTGTCAGCCGTGAATATTGATCCATACTCGAAGTATTTATTGTACCAATCTTCCCACGGTTGAAACTCCGGCAGCGGGGTTATTTGTTTAAATGGATGGGGTTAAATGCGTTCTTCATACGATCATCGAACACAATACCACCATTCACCCCAGGTCGACGAAAGTTATGCAACCCGACGGCATGGACATGCATATTAAACACAATTGCGCCACTATTGCCATAATCTGTTGACAGATCATACAACATTTTTGTGACTTCATCACTGCGTTCAATCTTTTGCACGGCCGCACTCGTACACCCAACAAGCCCTTTCTCAAATTTCTCATCTGAGTCATAGGCTACGACATAAACAAGATCCGTCTCTTTCACACCAGAAACTCTGGCGGACTCACCTGGCACAGCCGGGTGAAGAACATTATCTTGTGAACTGGGTATTTTTGCTGCACTACTATCATACCAATACTTACGAAATTGTCCAGCAGTAATTACAAAGGAAATTCTTTTCCAATTTGTACCATCTGGACGCCAAATCTTACATTGGACAGCAACAGCATCTGGGATTTTTTCGCCACTCTTTGTAGTTAGCGCATGCTCGGCAGTTTGAATACTGCCCCAAACATGACCCCAGTTTGCAAATTTGCCTTCACCATTGTAAGCCCAAGACAAAACACCAACAAACTTCCGAGCACGATCCACCTCAAAACGTGGACCTCTATTTAATGCTTCAGGAATTTCTTGGACTGCAGTTTGAAACTGCACTTTTTTCTCAGTAGAACTTTCACCTTTTTCCATTCTGGCGATTTCTTTTCTGAGATTGTCTTGGTGTAAATACAATCTAGCTAACCGCTGCTCACTATTCATGGCATTCTTTGCGGCCAACTCTTTTTGCATCTCCACAATTGGCAAATCATTCCGTGTTGCAATAACAGGAGTAGGTAAATCTCTTGGTAAATTCTTTGTGTCGTGTTTAAAAAAACACTGATCACCAAAATCACATCTACCAGATTTTGCCCACTTCTGACAATCACGACTACGAAATTTAGGACAATCCACTGAATTATGATCGCTATTAGTTGTATGTACAATACACTTAAACGATTTTGCTTGCTCTTTTGCAGCAGCTTTCAGTGTGGCCTTTTCAGCCTTTTGAGCGGTCTTACTCTTCACAACTTTGAAGGCAGCTTCCTGCTCAGTAATCATCTTAACATCCTCGACTAGCTCAGGCTTCTGCCTTAACAGAACAGGAGCAGCACCAAGTGCAGCTAACCTTGCTTCCATTTGAGCTTCAGTGATCTCCAAGGATGGACCATTTCGTAAATTTTGGTCAACTCCGGCCTGACGAAGCTCCTGCTTAATCAGCCTGCGCATCTGAGCTTCTCCATCTTCTTCTCTAGTACGATCGTCTTCATAAGCACCAACGTAATCACGTCCTTGTGCACGACCAGCGTACTTCTTGCGTAATTTGCCGACTTCAGACATAACTAAATATCCTTGATCATCGACAAAACGTGATCGTCTCTCAGCAGCTTTATCAGCCTGTGAGAAATCTTCAAGCATTAGCCTTTCAGCAATCTGACCTGGAGACTCATCGATCATATAATATCCTTCATCATCAATGCCAAGCACGCCAGCTTTAGTCATCCTATCAATGACTTTACCGCGCCACTCAACACCACGAGGAATATCCTGACCGAGACCAATCATTTTTTCACGCAAAGCAAACCAAAGAAATTTGGCTTGTTGAGAATCATTTGGAATTGCCCAGTTTTTGTCATAATCCAGATAAAGGTTCTTGTACCTTTCAGCACCTTGAGCCTTTTCTCCAGCACGACGTTCACCACGCACTTGCACTTTCTCCTGACGACCAGTATTCAAAACTGCGCCAGAAATTATCGCTTTAACTTCAGGAATTTCCACCGCACCCGACTTTTCTAACGGAGCGCCTTGGTGCTTGAGACTAAGCTTCTTAGCCTCAAAATCTTCCTTCCATTGGCGACAATTCAACAATAATTTCACATCCCCAACAGGGCACTGCCTTTTGCATCCA